GAGCGCCGCCTCGACGCGAACCGCCGCTACCGGCTGGAGCAGGTGCTGCACCATGCGGCCGAATGGGTTGCAGAGCGGGACGGGATCGACTACGAACAGGCGAGGCTGTACGTCGAGGAACGGCTCGACGTGTGACCTGGGTGCCGCGTGGGGGACGCGCACCAGGGGCAGAGAAGGTCCCGGGCGACGCAGGGGAGGCTAGCCCGGGACCCTCTCTTCGTACAGGCAGACCTCGACCTTCGGGGTCTTCGACCCGTCCGACCCTGAACGCTAGCCTCCCAGGCGATGAAGAGGGGGGTCCTCATCCTGGCGCTGCTTGCGGTAAGCGTGGTCGGCTTCTACTCGGCGATCGCGCTCTCCGCCGCGCCGCCATCACCGCCGGGCAGGGACCCCTGCTCCCACGGCAACTCCAACAAGCCCTGCAAGCCAGACCCACAGCCGGGGCATGGGCAAGACTGCGTCGACCATGGCCAGCAGGGCGGCAACAACGAGGACCACTGCGCGACGGTGCCGACCACCACGGAGCCTCCCACCACCACCGCTCCACCGGTCACTACGTCGCCGCCTCCGTCGACTACGCAACCGCCTGCGGTTACGACCGCGCCTGCGCCTCCCGCGCCGGGGCCTACGACCACCGCTCCCGGGGTGACTGAGCCATCGCCGACCACCCCCACGAACCCCGCCGCCCCGGCCAGTCCGCCCGTGACTACCTCGGAGACCTCCTCGCCGCCTCCGGCGAACTCACCGCAGCCGAAGACGCCGCGCTCCACCCCGACCAAGCCTCCCTCCTTGAGGCCCTGCCCGACGGGGACGCGTCGCTTCCAGGGACAGTGCCACCCGATCGCCCGAGGGAACGGCTAGTCGAGTTCACCGTCCACGGGCTGCCGATCGCCCAGGGGTCGAAGAACCAGTTCGGGGGCGAGTCGAACGCGAAGGCGCTGAAGCCGTGGCGCAACGACATCAAGGTCGCCGCCTTCGACGCGATGTCCGGCTACCCGCCCTGGAGCGGAGGGGTGCAGCTGCGCGCGGTGTTCATCTTCCCGCGCCCCAAGCACCACTTCGGCACGGGCCGCAACGCGGGCGAGGTCAAGGCCAGCGCCCCGGGCTGGAAGACCTCCGCGCCCGATCTCGACAAGCTCGTGCGCGCGCTCGGGGATGCGCTGACCGGCGTCGTCTTCAAGGACGACGCGCAGATCGTCGGGATCTCGGTGACGAAGATCTGGGGGCAGACGCCGGGCGTGACGGTCAAGCTCGCCTCGCTCGACGCTTGAGGCCCCCGAGCACAAGGCCCGGGGGCCAGCATGCGCTTCCGTTACCGGTCATCTACGGTCGCTCTGCCAGGAGGCACTCACCTCCTTCCAGAACTGGGGGGTAGGGCCACCGACGCTAGCGCGGGGGTCGGATACGTCCTCAGGGCGGCGTAGGATCGTCGCATGACCGAGATCGGCTACCAGCACGGGATCGTCGCGGGGATGAACGGCCTTCGCGACCTCGACCCGTCGAAGACGCTGCTGAAGAAGGACGCGAAGGGGAAGTGGCCCTCGATCGACACGCTCTCCGACCCGGAGACCGGCGTCCCGCTCGACCAGTGGAAGGCGTGGGACAAGATGGAGCGCGCCTTCACGATCCTCGTCCACGACCACGACGCGGCGCAGTCGGGCGGTGGTTCGCCGGACCCTCCCGATCCGCCCCCCGCGCAGGGCTACCTGCGGGTGGCTCCTATTACGGTGCGTGAGGAGGGCGGCAGTGACCAGATGGTCTGCCTCTGGGCCGGAGCGCCCGGGGACGTCAACAACCTGCAGCCGGGCGTGGTGCGGCTACCCAGCGGCGAGTTCACCGACGACTCGGGCGCGAAGTACGCCTCCGACGGGGACGGGCGCGAGAACTCCGCGATCCGCTCCAAGGTGAGTGACCCGGGCCTTGTCGGGGCGCGCTCGATGGATGGGCGTAACGCCTGCCAGTGCCCGACGGTCGGCGACCCAAAGCAGAACACCGGAAGCTGGACGGTCTAGGAAAGGAGAGGTCATGGCTTTCACCAAGGCGGAGGTCGCGCTGTTCCTGATCGCCATCGCGCTCTGGCTGATCTTCCTGTTCGGCATGAACATCCTCGACGCCTGATGCCGTTCAAGTCGGAGAAGCAGCGGCGCTTCCTGCACGCCAAGCACCCGGAGATCGCGGAGCGCTGGGAGCGGGAGGCGAAGCGCAAGAAGGGGCGCACGGGGAAGAAGGCGCAGGGCAAGCGCTCCCAGAAGAAGTAGGCTCCGCAGGTCATCAAGCAAGGGAGGCCAGCATGGCTGTGACCGTCAACAACGAGCGCAAGGCGGTGGAGATCGCCTGGGACGACCTGGGCGAGGCCCAGCCGGAGCCGCCACCCGAGGAGAAGCCGCCCGGGTTCCCGACCCACCCGATCTTCCTGCCGCCGTACGTGGACAACTCGCCGCCGACCGATCAGCCGCACCCCGACCAGGGGCTGCCGGAGCCACCGCCCGACTCGGGCGCGCGGCCCGACCACACCCTCCCGGGTGATCTTCCGCATCCCGATCAGGGCCTGCCGGGCGACCAGCCGGGGATCGAGCACCCGATCTACCTGCCCCCCTACGTCGACAACTCGCTCCCGGGCGAGGACGCGCAGAAGCTCAGGGACTTCCTCTTCGGGAACCTCCCCGAGTACGTGCATCCCGAGCCGATGGGTGGAAAGCAGATCGCCGTGCAGATCTTCGCCCAGGGCCAGGAGGGCGACTGGTCGAACACGGCCGTGATGCCGAACGACGGCCTCGGCGTCCTCACCTTCCCGAAGGACTTCAAGGGCGAGAGCTACGTCGAGGTCCGCGCGCTCGACGGCTCGCTCGTCGACTCCGGGACGATCTCCGTCAAGTAGTGACCGTCCCCGCTTCAGACGCTCCGTTTACGGAGCCGTACGCGAAGGCCGGGAACCCCAACGGCTTCAAGTCGAAGGGGCCAACGGCCCTCGCGGTGAAGCGGGCGATGGCGCACCTGGGCTTCCTCCCCTGGGAGCCGGAGAAGTGGGACGAGCAGTGGAACGAGAAGCTCAACTCCGCCGTCGCCGAGTGGAAGACCAAGCGCGGTCTCGGCACCGACGGCTCCTGGGGAGAGAAGTCGCACGACTCGATGCGGACCGCCTGGTTCGGCGAGGAGAAGAAGCCCGCCTTCGACGGTGAGAGCCAGCGGCTGCTGAAGGAGGAGAAGAAGGCGTGGGACGAGGCGCACAAGCCGCCGCCCCCTCCGCCTCCACCTCCCTCGTCGAAGCCGACCTTCAACGAGGCGCTGACCTCGTTCTGCGAGCAGGCGATCAACGAGCCGTGGAACTACTCGCAGAACCGCTCGATCGACGTCAACGTCGACCCGAACGACGACAGCGTCGACTCGGACTGCTCGGGATCGGTGATCCAGGCGTACCACTACGCCAACCGCAAGTCCGGCGCGAACGTGCCCGACCCGGCCAAGTACAGCTACGCGGGCTGGGGCAACACCTGGGACGACGAGGACGGCCACCCGAAGGTGACCAACGGCCAGTACAAGGTCGGCGACCTGGCCCACTACGACGGCCACGTCTGCCTCTGCTACCACGCCGGGAACGCGGACACGGCCGACTGGTTCTCGTTCGGCTCGGAGCCACCGTCGAAGCGCAAGCTCTACTACCGCACCGACTTCAAGTTCGTCGTGCGCCCGCCCCGCTCCCCGTCGCCCGACACCTACGAGACGACCTTTGAGCGGCTGACGCGCCAGTTCCGGATCTGGAAGCTGCAGCGGATCGTGCTGTTCTGGAAGAACGGCAAGCGGCGCGGCAACCCACCGACCGACCGGTGAGCACGGTGGAGTGGATCACCGTCGCCGTGATCGGCTTCTTCGCGCTGCTGGCGCTGCTCGTCTTCCTGCGCCTGCTCCTGCGCAAGGGGCCACCCGACTGGGTCGAGTACCGGGTCGGGGTCTACGTGGAGCGCAAGCCGGAGAAGGAACAGCTGCCACCGACGACCTGGGAGAAGACCACGGCGGTGCTCCCTCCGAAGGAGCCGTGATCATGGGGCCGTGCTCGCGGCCACCTCGGTCGATGTCCTCACCGCCGTCCTCTCGATCCAGGCGACGGTGATCGTTGGCCTGCTGATCTACGCGATGCGCACGCGCGAGAAGGTCACACGGCTGGAGGAGTGGGCACGGCTGTACGAGAAGCGCTTGAACGGGGAGCGCTAGTCCGTCCGACCCTCCCCGGATCATGCTCGGCATGAGTCTCTATTGTCAGGACTGCGAGCGACGGACGGCCGACCTGGGCCGCCCCTCTCACGCGCGGTGGGAGGGTCCAGACGGCAGGTCGTACTGCTCGATGCACTTCATCCAGCGGTTCGGTCACGGGGAGAAGCTGGTCAAGGTGGCTGACTACGAACCGCCTGCCCAGGTCAAGCCCGTCGAGGAGAAGCTGCCCTCCACGCACGCCGGTCTCGACCAGCTGGCGGCTGAGAGGGGTATAGATCTGGGTGACGCCCAGACCGTCGCCGAGAAACAGGAAGCGATCGAGCAGGCAGCGACAGTCCAAGCCTGAAGGAGGAAGTCGAATGGCCACAGTCACACGGAACGAGTTCGACGCGGCGTTCGGCCGCCGCTCGCAGGAGGACCACAAGCGGATCATGGAGGCGCTCGCCGCCGACGGCACGATCACGATCGTCGAGGGCGACGAGATCATCGATCCGCCCCCGCTGGAGGACGAGAACGGTGAGCCGGTCGTCGACTCCGAGGGCAACCCGGTGCTGCAGGCTCCGGTGCCGTACCACTCGGACGCCCTCCTGATCGAGGTCGACAAGGAGACCGAGGCGGTCGAGATCCCGGAGGACGTCGACATCCAGCTGCCCCCGGGCACGCAGAACGTCGCCTTCCCCTTCCCGGAGGAGGCAGGCGACTAGATGCCGACCTGCACCAAGGCAGCGCGTGGGGTCGCGAACCCTGCGGTCGTGCCGCCGTTCGCGACCCCGCCTTCACCGTCGAGGCCGTTCAACGACGTGACCGACTCCAACCCGTGCGGCAAGTTCACGGTGGCGACGGTCAACGCGGTCGACGTCTCGGCGCACGCCTGCTGCCTGCCCCACCTCGTGATGAAGCTCGGCTACGCCGCGCTCACGGGGCCGATCGTGATCTCGACCTCGTAGGAGGAACCGATGGCAGTCAACTCATGGAGCCTGGTCGCGCCGATCGGCCCGTACAAGTCGCAGATCGATCGGATCCCGACGCAGGCGTGGCGCGACTTTTTCCTGAAGCGGCTGTCGCGGAACGCCTCGCCGATGCTCGCGAGCCGCGACGACTCGACAGGCAACCTCGACGACGCGGTGGGCGTGCTCCCGATCGCCTGGAAGAAGGCGGGCCTGGTCGTCACCTTCTTCGCGCCGAAGGGGACGGCCGTCGACTGGGGCGACACGGGCACCACGACCGCGACGGCGGCCGACGGCGACGTCTCGCACACCTACGCGGGCGCGGGCACCTATCAGGTCGTGACGACGAACGCGCTGTCGAACGCCCAGGGCAAGGCGGCGATCACCGTCTGAGGAGTGGAGGGGGGCGAGTGCCGCCCCCCTCCCGAAGGTCTAGGTCGTCGTCCTCAGGAGCCAGAGCAGGAAGCGGCCCCAGAGCGTCGAGCGTCTCCTGTCGTAATCGTGCAGCACGAGTTGCAGCAGGAGGTCCTGGTCACTCAACTCCAGGGGCCGGTCGAGCGGCCGCCGTTGGAGAGCTTCACGAAGACGGCGACGGCGTAGCCCATGTCTCGCTGCACGCGCTTGTAGTTCACCCAGGTGTGGATCGCGGGGATCATCTGCGAGAGGCCCGTCGCGCGCTGCTCCGGGTCGGAGTAGGTCGTGTTGATCGCCGCTGGGTTGCAGCCGGACTCGCGGTTGACGATGTGGATCGCCCACTGCTGGGTGCCGTAGGGGCGGAAGGCGCGCTCGACCATCTCGTAGCAGAGCGTCTTCAGCCAGGGGCTGGCATCCCCCCAGCGATGCGAGTAGACGTGGCCCTTCTGGATCGCCTTGTTCGCCGCTCTCTCCAGCTGGGAGTAGCTCATTCGGTCGACGTTGCCCGCCTGGGCGGCGGTGATGCAGAACAGCGACACGGCCAGCACGGCCGCTAGTACCATGGCTTTCGCCATCGGGAACCTCCGATGTGTCGGACGAGCCGGGGCCGTACTCAAGAGGTGTCACACCGTGCGGGTCGGCATCTCGTGGGGACGCCTCGGCTCGTGTGTTGTGTGAAGGGGAGAAGTCTACTGGGCTAGGCTGCCGGGCATGACGACAGGCGTCTCCGTCGATGCCGATCAGGCCACCATCGACGCCCTCTACGCCCGCTACGTCGCCCTTGAGGTAGAGCGCTCCGCCGCCCTGGAGGACCCAAAGGTCTTCCTGGCGCTGACCAAGGCGGTCGACTCGCGCACGGGCGAGGAGTTCACCTTCGACTTCCGTGAGGAGTCGGGCTGGTCCTGGCAGGGGAACGTGCTCGACGACTTCCGCCTGCACCAGATCACCCTGGCGCTGAAGGCCAGGCAGCTGGGGATCTCCTGGGTCGCGATCGGCTACGCGCTCTGGAAGGTGTGGTCGACTCCGGGGACGCGCGCGCTCGCGGTCTCGATCAACGAGACCGAGGCCGGGGTGCTGATCAACCGCGCCTGGGATCTGTGGGAGTCACTACCCGAGCACATCACCTCCGGGATCGAGGTGATCAAGCCCGCGCACGGCAAGCGCCCCTCGACCAGGATCGAGTTCCGTCACCCCGACGGCAAGATCTCCTCGCTGGTCGCGATGCCCGCCACCCCGAAGGCGGGGCACGGGCAAGTCGCGACGCTGGTGCTGCTCGACGAGCACGCGCGCCACCAGTACGCCGAGGAGGGCTGGAAGGCGTTCATCCCGGTCATCGCCGACGGCGGTCAGATCATCATCGTCTCCACCGCGAACGGGATCGGCGGCCTCTTCTACGACCTCTGGATGAACCACGAGGAGCGTGGGATCCACACGATCTTCCTCGCCTGGAACCTGCACCCGGGCCGCGACAAGGACTGGTACGCGCGCGTCGCGAAGGCGCTGCCCGAGCACGACCGCGCCGAGCAGTACCCGCTCAACGCGGCCGACGCCTTCCTCGGCACGGCGGGCTGCTGGTTCGACATGGACTCGCTCGTCTGGTACGCGGACAACGTCCGCCAGCCCGAGTACCGCTTCGACTTCGTGGTCGACGAGTCAGGGGGTAGCGCCCAGGTCGCGCGGCGCAAGAACGGGAAGATCCACGTCTTCACCAAGCCCGTCGACGGGCGCGCCTACGCGATCGGCGCGGACGTCGCCACCGGGCGGGGCACCGACTACTCCTCCGCCGACGTGGTCGACCTGACGAGCGCGGAGATCGTCGCCCAGATCCACGGCAAGATCGACCCCGACCTGTTCGCCGAGCAGCTGCACTTCCTCGGGCGCTGGTACGGGACGGCGATCATCGCGGTCGAGATGGGGGGCGGCTACGGGGAGCCGGTGATCCTCTCGCTCCGCGACGGGCGCAAGGGCCGCCGCGCCTACCCGAAGCTGTACATGCACCGGATCGAGGACAGGCCCGACTACAAGCGCCACATCACCTACGGCTACCCGATGACCACCAAGACCAGGCCGCAGGTGATCAACCAGCTGGAGCAGTGGATCCGCGACCGGGGCCTGCCGCACATCCCGCTGCCGACGATCATGGAGTGCAAGACCTTCGTGCGCCGCGACACGCTCCCCTCCCCGCGCGCGGCCGAAGGCTGTAACGATGACCGGGTGATGAGCCTCTCCGTCACCCTTGACCTCTATCGTCAGCTTGGTCACCACCCAAAGGACACCCGTCGCCATCGGCGGACCGGGCGCGAGTACGTCCCGGAGTCGCAGTGGGCGTAGGAGGATTGCGATGAGCGAGACATTCATGCCCCCGGCCGCACCTCCCGCCCCTGGCGGAGAGAACCCGCTGGCAGCCGCGATGGGTGCCGGTCCCGGCGGCTCCGACGTTGCACAGCTGCCGCCCGAGTTGATGGCGGCGCTCGGCGGCGGTCAGCAGCCCGCCGCTCCGGAGGAGG